ATCATAGAATTGAACAAAGTTTTTAAGTACTTGATTTCTATCTAAATCTAAACCCTTTTGAACCGCTTCAATTACTGATCCGTATCTAATAGGCTCTATATAGATATTAAACGCCTTTTGTATATAGTCTGTATCTTCTTGAGTCAATTGAACGCTAATAGACTCAAAAGGATAATCTGAAACCCCATTCAATCTAAAAGCCACTTTTGAAGCATTCTTGCTTTTAAAGTAATGTCTATAACAATTAATTACTAAGTACCTTAAAAACATTTGATAATCATTCATAAAGGCGTTATTTCTTCTTAATCTGCATTTCATTTTTCCATCTAAATATATAGGATTTCCACTAGTCATAAGGCACACAGAACGGCAAGAACCCGCAGCAGGACAAGCTTTTGAGGTATTCATTAACATAAGACAGGCGGTTGGAATTTCTTCAATCTTGTTATTTTTCTCGATTTTTGGATTAGTGAAGGTAAAGAAGTTTTGAAAGCTTAGATTATGCTTATTTTGGAAAGCTTTCATGCTTTCAGTGTGTTTTGTAGACATTGTTTAAAGTCCTCTAATAAATAGGATTAATTGAGTTTAAAACTCTATATAAATATATTAGCAAACTTATAGAAGTTTTTAGCAACTTATTAATTTGAGTAAAAAATTGAAATAAAAAAATTAAAAAAGTTTTCAACAACTTTCGCCAGTACTTATCTTATGGCCGCCTTTCGGCCTTTGTTCTCAATTAAATAGCTAATTATGAGGCAAAAATAGGGCAAAAAGTACAATATTTTGTATAAAATCGGGGCAAATTGTAATAAAAACCAGGAAAATGATACAATTTGTTGTACTCTGTAACAAAATGACCTGTGGAAAACTATTTGTTATTGTGTCCAGCGAACTGTCCTTAAGACAGTACTGCAAAATCCTGTAACATTTATCACATTCGTGTAATATTTTTACAATTGATTTAATATTTGTTTAACATTCTCAATAAAAAAATTATTTTGCTACAAATTTCTGTAACAACCCGTCATAAATTGCAACAATACCCCCTATATTTCTTTTTTTTGTTCACACTAAGTAACAATTCACGGCTTCGCCTGATGTCTCAAGATTTTTTTTCCCAAAATTGACCCTTTTTAAGGCTCGATAGGGGGATGAATGTATAGAACTTAAAATTAGGTCTATAGATCTATAAAAGTTATAAAATGCCTGTTTCTCCACGAGATTACGAACTATATTCCCGCATGACTGGTGCTCCAATACCTATGAATGCTCAACAACGCATGCAAATGGCTCCAGAAGTTTTTAATTTTACGAGAAATTTTGCAAAAAAACCAAATTTATTAGAAAAATCAGGAAATTTACTAAAAAATTTAGGAAACACTGCACTTATGGGATTCAGTGGAGCTGCTCTTGCTCCTGCTCTAGGTGAAGAACAACAGATAGCTGAAACTGAGCAGGTTCAGGGAAATAATCAACCTGAAATGTCAGAAAAAATGCAGATTGAATTAGAAAAAACAAAAAGAGAAAAGATAAAGAATGAAGGTCGAGAAAATTTAGTCAGAATGCAGATGGAAGGGGCTGGCAGTGGAATACAAATGTCTGATTTAAATGAAGACTCAACAACAGCTGATAACTATGGTCAACCTCTTGTAGGTAATCAAACGAATGCAATGCAAAATTTAAGAACTGATATACAAGCTGGAGATATAGGAACAGAAGAGACAATTTCTGAAAATTTAACTCAAGGTCAGGATTTTACCCCAAAGAAAAGTGTGGAGGAAATAGAAGCTAATTTATCCAGAGATATGGAAATAGCTGGTGAAATTAAAATTGGTGGTCCTGCAAATCTTACAGAAAAAGTAGATAAATTTTTGACCCAGCCTGGATTAGATCCTGTTTTATTGTCTGTATTACAGAATAGAAATCAGCAAGAAGAATTAGAAGCAACTGCATTTCAAATAGCGTCACCATTAGGTGATAATCCACAAACACTACCAGGCGAAACAAATCAAGCTGTATCACAACCTTTTGCAAAGACTATAGAACCTATTTCTAATCCAAGTCCAAATCTTACGCCAGAAATGAAAAGTGTTTTAGATACATTAGCCAAAAGTCGTGTGGATTTAACTCAAGATCAGAGAATGAATATTGCAAGGAAAATAGTTAGCCCTAATGAGTTAGCAGGTAAAGATCAGGCAACATTTGAAGCATTAACAGGAAGTCCTTCTCAACAACAACTTATAGAAGCATCACAGGCAAGATCTAGAGTAGAACAAAAAACAGCAGCTAAGCAAAGAGCATCTGGAATGAAAACAAAATTGACCGAACAGTATTATCCATCAGATGTTGCAAGGAGTGATATTCAAGTTGGTGGTATGGTTGATAGTAAAACAGGTTTACCTAAATCAGTTGGTATATCTTATACACCTTTAAATGGTGATACTCAAGTTGGATTTAACATTATGAAAGATCCAACAAATCCTACTGACTACGCAAATACACAGGTATTTGATTTTGTAGCCTCTCCAAAGACTATAGAGTCGATAGGATCTAAGAAAGAAGGTGAGTTAGGAGCTTTGTCATATGGAAAGCTATTTAATATTGCTAAACAAAGAAAACAAGGATTTGGCAGTATTGGGATGTGACCTTTGCTAAATTAAAATTATTAAGGTAAATTTTATGACTTTCTTGGAACCAATTATTGCAGCCATACTCGGAGCAGGTATTACGGCTTTGGCAGTATTTTTTAAAACTAATGGATTTGCACTAGCTGTTCTAAAACATGGTAACCTAATAAAAAAAGCTTACGACATAATAGATCCAATTCTTGATAAAAACATAAGTAAGTGGAGTGGATCTCAAGTTGATACAGCTTTTGAATTAGTAATTGAGTCTGTTGGTGATGGCAAGCTTTCACAAGCTGAAATTAAAGCAATTGCAATACATATGGGTAAAGCTTGGTTACCAGCTGCTGCTGCTGAAAAAGTCCGTTTATTTGAAAAAGAAGACACAGATGAGAAGGATATTACAAAGGCAGAAGAAATCATTACGAAGGTAAATAATTCATAATATGGTCAGACTTGTTAATCTAAATCAACGACTTGATAAACAAGATAAGGCTATTCGTGAGGGTAGTGGCAATTTTGTATCACAAGGCATTACTGGACCAAACAAAGCTGGTCTAGGTAATCCTGCAAATCCTAATTTGTTAGTTGCAAAATTTTTAGATAATAACCCAAAACAAGAAACTTTTTATCAACAATTTGACGACCCAGCAGCTGATGCTGCTAGAGCATTTTTAGAAGAACGCTCCAAACCTTTTTTATATAACACATTGCCAGAAGGTAATAAACAGTTTGCAGATGAACTGGTAAAAAAGTATGACGAAAGTTTTTTAATTGACAATGTAGATAAAATAAATAATTCAACAGTGGGATCTGTATTTGGAGAAAACGCAACAGATGGAAATGCTACAATGGATTCAAATGTTGCTGGGAAGTTTCCTAGTAAAGATGGGACTAAAATCTAATGGTAAGAGGACAAGCTGCAAAAAATCTTTTCCGTTTAGCAGGTAATGAACTTGGCGATTTTTTAGGAACAGCCCTAAATGTAGGAGGAAGAATAGGTAAAACCGCTACTCAAGGAGCTTTAAATTTAGGTGCAGAAAAATTAGCCCCTGGAATGGCTCAAAGTCAGATACCTAAACTATTTAGAAGCAGTTCTAGGAGTGTTTTACCACAAGCTGGAGAAATAGCTGGAAAAGCCTTTACATTTGGAACATTAATGCAAGGTGCAGGTTTACTTGATCAGCAGTCAGACCATAGTCAACCAATGCCTCAAAGCACTGGTCTTAGTGAAGCGGATAGGTTTTTAATGCAACAACAATTAGCTGAACAGAAATTTAGACATGAAATGGCTTTAACTTACGCGAGAGAAGAGGCAAGAATCCCAGGAACACAAATGCAGCAAGATTTAGCAAGAGGCGGTATGTCACCTGTTTCTTTGACAGATCAGGCTAAAGCCGAACAACTCATAACAGAGGCTGGTGAGGCTATTAACAAAGAAGTTATAGGCGTTGGAAGAATGTTATATGGAACAGGTTTACGTGCATACTAATTTTATAATTATGAAAAGGATAATCTTATGAGCAATTCTGTATTAGAAAATATAAAAAAAAATGAGTTACTCAAAGAAAGGTTTAAGAATAATCCTGCTGATTATTTTGGTACGTCAACATTAGGAGAAAATGTAGATACAACTGTTGGTGACGATAATAACAATGATGATACTAATAAAGATGACAAGAAAGGTAAAAATTTTTTAACGGAAAAAATAGGAGATTATTTTAAATATTTTGCAAAATCTGATACAGACAAGATGATTGATTTTGCAAAGAATCAAGGATCTCCATCTGCACAATTTGGAACCTTTGGTTCAGATTTTTCTACTGAAGTTGCTAAAGGTTTAAATATTTATAATCCAGGAAGTCCTAATCAGCAAATGTTTATACCGGGAGAGAAGGCACAAGGTAAAACTCTTTTCCAAAGGTTTGCAGGTGCTGCAGTTGGATTAGGTAAAGGATTGTTATCTGGAACTCCACATGGAGGAGCAATAGGTGCAGGAATTGGTTTTTTCTCATAAAAGCAAAGAATAGTTAATTTAAAATATTTATAACAAGATTTATTAGAAAAATAAAATGGTTCTGGGACTTGCAACTGGTGGCACCTTAATGGCAGGGAAACTTCTCCCCTTTCTTCTAAAAGCAGGTAGTGCATCTAAATTACCATTACTATTAAGAACGGCAGGTGTTCTTGGTGGAGCAGCCCCAGGCATAGCAAAAGGTGATCTTGGAGCTGCTTTGGTGGGTGGAGGAATTGGCGGATTATCTACTGTTGGTTTTGGAGGTCCTGTCAGGGGAGTTGCACAAGCAGCTAAAGGTGCAATTAAAGGTCAGATGTTACCTCAAGCACTTGGTCAAGGATTAAGAATCGGAGCAGGAGTAGGTATACCAGCTGCAGCAGGCTTAGGTATTGGTAGATTAGCTGGAGGAGGTTTATCAGGAGGAGCTGGTAATGTAGGCAGAGCAGGAGTTAGTTTAGGTGGATATGGCACAGTTGGAGGAGAGGGTATGGCAGCTGGTGGAGCTCCAATACCTCCAGGTATTACTCCATACGGATATGCTTCACCAATAGGTGATCCATTGAGCGTTATAAACCCATTAGGTTTAGATGCAGGTAGAAGATTAAGATCAGTAAAAGATGCTCAAACTTTAAGAGATGCAATGAATATAACTCTTCCTACTGTTAGAAAATTTGCAGAGCAAGCTAAGAGAGATGAATTTGCAAGAGATATGACAGGAGCAGGCATTAAACAAAATATACTTACAAATGCTGTCCTTACTGAAAATATGCAGAAGGCTGCACTCAATATGGGTCAGACAGCCTCTGAACAAGCTGGTCAAGCTTTAACAGCTAGATATAACTATTAATTATGAATGACGATTTTTTCAATCAATTAGTTACCTCTACTATGTTTCCAGATATAAAAGGTCTGGATACTACGACTGGTAATACAGTAAATCTAAGTCAATTATTTAAAAATCAACTTAAAAATAATAAAAAAGATAAGAAACTAGATAAACAATTTGTATTACCTGACAATGCGACTGCTCAAGATGTAATAGATATTTATGGCACTAACTTACCTACAAATTTACAAACAGAGTTAGGTGTAGGTTTTTCAAACGTACCTATAAATGTACCTGAAGGAAAAGAAATATTCAAAAAAAAAATTGGTGGGAAACAAGTTATTGTTGATAAAGACAGACCAAAGACTAGATTTGCAAGAGTTATAGCTGGTATTCAAGATTATTTTGATCCAACCAAAGATAGAGATAAATTAGGAGGAATAATTAAAAAAGATGAATCAGGGAAATATTATTATGATAAAACTGGTGGACTAACAGTAGTCGATTCAAAAGATCCAAAACAAAGAGTTTTATCACCTTATCAACAAAAAGTAGTTCAAGACTACACTAAAGATAAGTTTGGAGTAGAACCTAGTGCTACTGAGGGAATTCAAGAAAACATGGCAGTGCTAAAGGATATTGTTGAAGAACAAAATAAGATAAATCGTAATCAAAGAAGAGAAGCTGCTATAGATTCATTTGCAATGGAACAGTTAACTTTTCCATTTAGGATGAGAAATTTAGAAAATGTTGCTAAGACAAGATTAGAACTAGACAAAGCAATGTTAGGGGCTAGAGAGATGATGCCATCTAATATTCAAAATATTATGGCTTCAAAACAACAGCAACAAGCTCTTGCCTCACTTTCAGAATCAGAGAGAGCAAAAGCTATAGCTGCTCAGCAAAGTGCAGCTAATGAATTCGGAGGTCTTGGTATTGCCAGAAGATTTGCTGGAGCTTAGAGATTTAGCCAATTTAAACTAGAAGAGTTACTTGAGGTAAACCGTTATGATGGGAGGAGGATCCCCACCACCACCACAGATAATATATCCACCAGCTGCTCCACCACCAGCTCCTACTACGCAAGTTCCTACTCAGGCTCTTGCCAGTCAGTCAGCTTTAAATGAAGTAAGTGGAAAACAGCAAAGGCTAAATATGGAGCTGGGTGCCCAGTTAGATAGAACTAATTCTGAATTTTTTGCTGATCAGGATATTAGGCGTACTCAATCTACTGGTGCAGAAAATAGGTTAACTACAAAAGTTCAAGGAGAAGAAAACAGAGCTACTCAAAGAGTGATAGGTCAAGAACGTCGTGCTGAAATAGGAGAGACTGGTTTACAATACAGAAAAGGTTTAGAGACTGCAGGAGAACAGGATAGAGCATTAACTAGAGAAACAGGTGGAGAACAAAGAAAGACAATTGAGACAACAGGGACAGAGCAAAGAAAAACAATTGGGACAACAGGTGAAGAACAAAGAAAGACAATAGGTAAGACAGGTGAAGAAACTCGAACCACAGAGTTGCAAAGAGAGATGTTTAGACGCTATAAAGAGAATAGAGATTTCGAACAGGCACAAAGCCAATACAGAGTATGAAGAAATGGATTCAGATTTTAACTAATAAAGATCGTGAATCCTTTCTTGAATTTTGTAAAAAAGCCTCTTCTCCAATACAGATATATTTATTTGCACGATTTTTAGGATTCCAAGGGACGGTAGTGGAATGTAATGAATGGTCTGAAAAAGAATTTAAGAAAAGAAATTTTCATTTAGTTTTAGAAAAAGAGATAGACAACATGCAAGTTGATATAGCAAATTTACGTGAAGCTATTCAAATGGGAATGGTTAAACAAGATATGGGAGCTGCAAGAATTGCAATGTTACAAAAAGAATTACGTGGAGCAATAAAACAATTAGATGATAAAAAAGTTTTAACAGATAAACAAGGATTAATCTTGGCAGGTGCAGATAGAGCATTAAGAGAAATGCTTTCTATTTTCAGAGATGATCCAATAGAAGGTCCTTTACAAGAAGCATCGATGGGAGTATGGACAAAAATTCTACAAGAAGAAACTTAAGGCATAATACGCTATGCTACGTTCATGGCAGGAACTAGTATTTATAGCGTCTATAGACGAACAGCAAGAGCCGCTGCTAAACAACAAGTTGTTAAAAAAACTTCTAATGTTGATGTAGAAAGAGCCCGAAAAGATTTTGCGTATTTTTGCGATGTTGTAGGGGGAAAACCTCCTGCTAAGCATCATAAAGAATGGCATAAATATCTATGTACAGGAGATGACAGTGTTTGTTTAAGAGGAATAGCAGGACCTAATATTGATATTCTTGCACCAAGAGGATCTGCTAAATCTACAGTTCTTGGTTTATATACAGCATGGGCAATAGGAGTGCATGCTACAGAGAAATTACCTTTAAAAATTTTATATATTTCTTACACGGTTGATGTTGCTAGACCTAAAAGTGCAGCAATAAAAAGAATAATTGATGAAAGTAAAATTTACAAAGAAATTTTTCCGAAAGTTAAGATTGCTAAGGGAATAAATTCAAATGAATATTGGAGTATTGATTGGAAATTTGCAGGAATAAAATCAACTGGTGAAGAAGAATTTAGTGTTTGTTGTGCAGGATTGAAAGGTGCTGTTACATCAAAGAGGTCACATCTTTGTATTATTGATGACGCAATAAAAAGTTCTGATGATATTAAAAATAAAGATATTCGACAAGCTATGGAAGATAATTGGAATGCCGTCATTGTTCCTACTATGTTTGAAGGTGCAAGGGCTATTTGTCTAGGCACAAGATTTAGACACGATGATATACATGCTAGAGCATTTTTACCTGCTAATGGTTGGAAACAAATAGTACAATCTGCAATTACTGTTGATAAAGAAGGAGAAGAAATATCTTACTGGCCTGATATGTGGTCTTTAGATTATTTAAAAGATAGAAGAAGAATTGCACCTGTTGCATTTAGTTTTCAATATCAAAATCAAATTGTACAAACAAGTGAATTATCTCTATCACCAGACTTAATTGTAAAAGGAACTATTGCTACAGATTTTGATGCGTTAGGAGTAGGAGTTGATTTATCTGCAGGTGTTCGAGAACGTAACGATTACACAGTTTTTGTAATGGGAGGAAGAGTAAAAGATAAGATTCACATCATAGATTGTAAGAGGGTAAGAGTTATGGGAAACTTAGAAAAATTAGATCTTTTAATGGAAATGATGGAAGAGTGGGGTGTGATTTACAAAGATGGAAAATCTTATTTTCCTACAGGAGCATCAACTCATGTATGGTCAGAAGCAGTTGCATATCAAGCTTCTTTAGAAGCAGATTTTAAAAGAATATGTTTAGGAGATCATGGATTGCATAATTTAATTTGGCATCCAGTAAAAGGTTTTAGAGGAGATAAAGTTGCAAGATTTAGAGGAATTATGGGACTTTTTGAGCAAAGAAAGATAATTTTTAATAAATATAGAAAATTTGGAGCATTGACAGATGAAATAGTAAATTTTGGAGTTAGCTCACATGATGATTGCGTAGATGCATTAGTTTGGCTATGTAATGGGTTAATGACTCGCGGAAAACTTGAGTTAGAGTATTGAGGATTTAAACTAGAAGTATTAACAATGCCAGAACCTTCTTTTTACAAACTTGAACTAGAGCAAGACGCTTATGGTTCAGCAGTGATTGCATTACCCGATGAGCTATGTCATGACATGGCACTACAACCAAATGAAAGGTTTGATGTAGAAGTCGAAGGAGATGTAATGACTTTTAAACGATTACATGCTGGTTATGACATTGACAAATAACACAAGGGTCTAATTAATGAGCGAAAGTAATAGCAAGGCTGTTCTTGAGGAGATGATCAAATCCGTCATAACTCGTGACGGAAAAGGAACAGCAGACACAATGTTGGTAAGTGCTCACTTAGCTCAAATGAAAATGTTTGGGATAAGACAAGGAGTTGAGTTTTACCCACAACAAGATAACTTTGGAACCCAAAGATTTGATTTTATTCAACAGGTAATAAAATTTAATCAATTAGATGCAAGATTAGATGCAATTTGGGATAGATTTTTAGCATATGGAAAAGGATTATTTTATATAAGACCAACTAAAAAATCTTACAGAATTTATTGGTTTAACAAAGATTCTTACAGAACCTACTATTCACCAGAAGGAGAATTAGAAGAAGTAATTATTATTTATCCATATAAGGTTAAATCTTCTAAAGGTTTTGCTGGTGTTGGATTAAATACAGATAAAAGATATATGAGACTAAAAATAACTGCTACGGAAATAGAGGAATTCCATAGTGAGCAAGAAATAACATTTGAACAAGAAAATATTAATTTTGCGACTTTTGATAAAAAAGTTGTAGAAAATTCTATGGAATTTATTCCATGTGTTGAAGTATTTAACAATCCTGATGCTTTTGGTACTGATGGTTCAGGTGAATTTGATTTTATTGCAAATCAGATTACTGCTCATGATGAAATGGTTAAAAATATTAGAGCTAATTTATCATTCTTTGGTAATCCAACTCTTCTATCTTCTAGACCCAAATCAGACATTGTAGAAAGCGATGCTGAAACTGCACAAAGACCTAGTATATCCAGCCAATCTGGTTTTGCTTCAAATGTCGATCTATTTAGTTCTACTTATAAACAAGATCCTATAACAAGAACTCAACCGGGATATACAGGTAGGCCAGGAAGTGGTATGAGAGTACCGAGAGTAATTGCTAATCTAGAACCTTCCGATCGAGTAGGATTTATAACTCCAAATGCTGTTAGTTCTGATCAAGCTAGATATTCAGAACAGTTACGAAGTGAAATTAGATTAGCTCTTGGTGGTATAGATGATTTAAGTATTACAAATGTTACCGCTACAGAAATTAAATCTGCATATGGTCGAGTAAGTGCAACAGCAAAGAAAAAATGTTTACAAATTTATCAATATGGAATTTGCAGAGTTTTCGAATTAATTATTTTTCAAGAAGAGCAAATTTTTAGAAAATCCTTAGCGTTTAATTCAGGAATAAAATATCCAGAATTAGGAGAAAATGAAGAAGATCCAAAAATTTTAGAAAAATATGAAAAACAAAAAATAAAATACGAACAAAAATTACAAGCTGCAATACAAAAAGCTGTAGAAACAAGAGAAATCCCAGATGGTGTATTAGGACTAGCTCCTGATGGAGATAGAACTGTTCTTTGGAGATGGATGGGTCCTGTTTATGAAGATACAGCTCAAGATAAACTCAATCAATCTATATTTACACGTAACTTACAAGAATTGGGGGTTGATAGTATAGAAGCACTGAAGTACTTATTTCCTTCAAAAACGGACGATGAAATTGCAGCTATGCTTTCTGGTTTTCCGTTTAGAATGGTAGGTGAGGTACAAAGGGCATATTCCGCATTTATTGACTTAATAAATCAGGAAATGCGAACCCCACACCCTCAGCAGCCTAACTTACCGATGGCAGCTGATCCCAGATTGGACTTAACTCCATTCTTATATCGAACATTAGAAAGCTTACAAAAAGAGGTAACTTATGCAGGACGCTACCGCTCAGCAGACCCAATCAGCACCCCAGACATCCCAGACCCCGCAGAGCAGCTACGTGGCTCCTCAAACAGCAGCTCAGGCTCCAGCAGTTTCAGGGAATTCCCAATGGGTGGCTCCTTCCCAACCAACACAGGCACCAGCTCCAGTAGCTCAAGCCCAGATGGGGGTACAAGGAATCCAATACAACCCTACACAGTATCAGCCCCAGCAACAGCAGGCAGCCCCACAAGCGGAGAACCCATACAAGGACGCATTCAACAGGGTGGTAGGACTCCTGAGTTCTCCAGTCCAATTCCCGTCCCTGGGTCAACAATCGACTCAGCCCCAAACAGCAGACCAGGCCAATTACGGATACCAACAAACAACCCCATACAACAACGCGGGTCAGCAGACTTATACGCCTTCGAACAACAACAGCCAGGGATACTCCAACAACTATTCCCAAACTTCTCAGGAGATAACCAACGAGCAACTCCTAGCAAACGGGGTAAGTCAGGAAAGTCTTGAAGTAATTAATCACTTTGGTGCAGATGCTCCAGCAGTTCTTAATAATTATGCTTGTCAGATTGAAGATTCATTAATTCAAACTAATCAGCAGTTACAAGAAGCAGTTGGCTTATTACAGGAAATGTCAACAGAGCATAAAGCATATGAGAAGATTCTTACAGATCCAGATGTGTTAGCTGATTATACTTGCGAATTTTTTGGCGAGAACGGACCTTATCCAGTAGAAGATGATGCTCCAGCTTATCCACAGGCTCCAAACTATGCAGGACAGCAAATGCAGAATCAAGCAGCTGCCCAGCCACAGGCTCCAACACGCCCTCAAATGCCTGTACCTCCTCAGCCTCAAGCACCAGCGAATGCAGGTGATTTCTGGAAAGATTTCGGTGGAGCAGCCGATAGAGATCCACAAAATGCTTGGAGATACTTAAATGCTGCACAGCAGAATCCACAAGTATTCCGTGAGAAGCTTCTCGTAATGGAATAATTAAAAAAGGGGTGATTTTTAAAATTTCACCCCATTTTATTTTTTAACTATGAAAAAGAAAAAAGCTAGTACTTCTGAAAAGGCAGATCAGTTTTTACAAGGAATAGGAACTGCTGGTGGACCTATAGGTTCTCCTCAGTTAGTTGGATTTGGTAGTACTGATACCATGAATCAATTAGCAGCTGGAAATAGAGATGAATATGCAAATATAAGAATGCGTGAAGGTGATACAAGAATTGTGGAAGGATCAAAGATGCCTTCGGATTTAGATGCTTCATATTTAAAATTAAATCTACCTGGATCTCCTCTACCAGCTAATGGTTTATTAGCTCCACAAAATATGGTTGCTGCAGAAAGAAATCAAGATTTTATTAGAAGTCAGGAGCAAATGTTTTTAGCACAATATTTACCAGCAGCAGGATTAAGTCAGTTACCTGTAGGTCAGCCTATCTTAAAATCAAAGAAAGAGAAAAAGTAAATGGATCAGAAAAAAGCAAAAAAAGCTATGAAAATGGCACAAGATTTTATGGCTACTCAAGCTATGGAAGAAGAGATGGCTAAAGCTAGTGAATCTGATTTACAACCTGCAGATGGATATGTAACACCAATGCATAGAATAGGAGTTGTCCCTTCAGCACAATATTCTATGGCTAATCAATTAAATGGATATACAACTCGCGGACAAGAAAACGTCATAGTTTAATAAAAACTTATATAATCTCGTTTATTAAGGGTAAGTATAATTGTACTTAATGGAATTTAATTTCCAGTTTCAAACTGAGCACAATTTTGTGTTCGCAATCAGCAAACCTAGCTGAAATTCTAAAATGTTTATAGATAACGATTTTCCGAAGCTGCTGGGTGCCGAGTTATATAGACCACATCCTGCGTATATCGTAGAAATGGCAACAGAGCCAGTGGTTGTACATGACTTCACCAAGCAGCCAGGTCAGACCGTTCAGTTAGATCGCTACAGATTCTTTGGCAATCCTGGAACTAAGACTTCAAGAGAGAGGACTCAGGACCAGACAATTGGCACAGCAAATAGCAGATCTATCGTAAAGGACAAAGTACTTGTATCTCTTAGGGAATATACAGGTCCTGCTGACCCTAACAACTCAAATCTACCTAGCACATTCAAAATTGCTAGAGAAACCCTAATGACAGCTCAGCGTCTGCTTCTTGACACTGGAAACTTAAATATGTTCCATCAGTCAATTGGTTCGCTTACAATGTTGGATGACTATAGAAGATGGAGAGATAGAGTATTCCTTGATGA